CACAGGATATCCATCAGCATCGAATATACCACCAGTAAATGAAGTTATTGAATTCTTTAAGGGATGGAGTGGTCATTTTCTCAAAGGAACTACACATAAAGTAAAAAATTCATCAGGAATTACTCTTTTTTCCAACTGGTCACATCTAGGAGAAACCAAAGCTTGGTTGCCGGCTATGGGTTTATTTAATTTAAAACCTTGGCCTCAAGACCCAAGAAATGAATTCATAATCGACGGAATTACACTAGATCAATTCTTAGCATGGACTCCATACAATAGAACCCAGAACTATTACACTCAACATAATTTTAAGCCTAGACCACAAACTATATGGAACCACTCAGATACAAACATATTTGGACCATCTTATATGAATGAGCCCACACTCTTTTCTGATGATAATTATGAAAATTCTTGGGGTTGGTGGTTAAACAGTGTATTTTGGCCCGCATGGGATTGTACAATATCAAATATACAATCTAATTATTATTATAATTCCTTTCATTTTAAACAAAAAGAAACAGGAAGAATATACAATGGAGTAACTTTTTCTATTGTAAATTACAGTAATTATAACCTGAATGCTGAAGAGGCTATATTAACTAATGGATCAAATTCGTTAGAGTTTGGTGTCTATCAAATGAATAAGTTGAATAATAATTTTATACACAGTCCAGTATATTACCTTGGTGATTATAGTTGGGGAAATATAGGAGGAAAAAGACATTACGGAGAGTGGATTATTGATCAGAACCAAATAAAATTGAGAAGTATTATTATTTCAGGTGATATTGGGTTAACTGGTTTTACTGGTGATACCGGAGACCGTTTGAATGAACACTGGTCGTATAGAATGGGATATGTAAAAGGTTCTTCGTTTGATTTGGAAAAATACAAACCACATGGTTATATTCAACGTGACGCTGATATTTTAGGAATGGGAGGAACAACACTATATCCTCCTCCATCAGGATCTAGTTATTTTATGAAAAGATGGCCCACCGATGATTTCATGGGATTAACTTCTGGTGGTAGTTTCACAGATATTTTTGGCTCAAGTGTTGAGCTCGATACCAAGAAAAAATCAGCAAACAAATTAAAACAGGCCACTACATATGCGAACATTCTGTTTTATTTACAAAATTTACGTGGAATATTTAGAACAGATCCATATGCCTATACTTGTTTTGCTCCATGGATTGACAGTACATTTTTGTATACATATGAAACAGAACTCCTTATTCATATATTATTACATAATCCAAAATTTTTAAATTATTTTGAATTAGCTCCGGCGGTGGGGACACGAAACAGAGGAAAGATTAAAATTCAAAAACTGTTGACAGATTTAAAAAATATAACAAAAGGAGGAAATCTTGTTCCAGTAGGATGCAATGAAAATAATCGATGTTTTCCTAGTGGTACGGGAGCCGGTGAAACATTAATGAATAGATTGTCACTAGAAAAATGTTTTGAAGATTATATAATGACTGGAGCTAAAATAACATCAGGACCGTTAGATGGAAACTACATATGGAGAATAACCCCATCCCCGGTCAATATAGACTGGGGAATAACTTTAGATATGGGGAATCTAGGAATAACAGTTGATAACAATCACTTCACTCAAAATATCGGAAATATAAATGTACCCGATAGGCAGAGAACCGTAGGAATATATTTTGTAAAAAATGATAATATAGTTCCTTCTATAGTAACTTCTTCAGGATAATGATCTTATGACACTGCCTCTATCCATTTTAAATAATCTCTCAGCTGAGTTAAAGATACCAAATATCAAACCCAGCACAAATAATTATTTAACAACAAATAAATTTTTATTTTATTTAAGGCGATGTCCAAGATTGACTCATTTTTGTCAAAGAATAAATATCCCTTCTATAGGTTTTGGAGAATCTTTACAATCAAACCCAACAGGCGTTGAAATACGAAGACCAGGCACCAGATACATCATCGATAATCTGAGTGTAGGGTTTCTGGTAGAAGAAAATTTTAAAAATTGGTTAGAAATATTTAATTGGCTCAAAGCAATAGGAATATATTCTGGCAACAAAGAAGAATTGAAAGAATCTGATAAAGTTTCAAATGCGTCAATACACATATTGAATAGTTCTTATAATCCCATTCTCCGAGTAGACTGTTATAATATTTTTCCTGTATCTTTAAGTGGAGTAAATTTCGATAGTAGCAATACAGACACAGAACCAGTTTTAGCAGAAGTTTCTTTTGCATTCACACATTATGAAATATTCGATTTAAATGGATCTCCTGCAGGTTCTACTGGATCTATAAATAGTTGACAAATTTTATAATTGTGGTATAATATTTAAATATGAAGCTTGAAGATATACGCACGATGTTGAATCAAGATGTCTTAATAGACAATTCGAATCTCAATCACGAAGCCACAATTTTACCACAATTGCATAACAAATATCTGTGTTTACTGACAGATGAAAAACTATTATTATCTAAATTAGAATCAGAGTTAAAAATTTTAGCAAGAGACAAATGGTTATATTATTCCGGAAAAATGTCGGAACAAGAGTTAAAAGATAGAAACTGGGAAACATTTGAATTGTCTTTGTTGAAAACTGATTTGGATAGATTCATCACGAGTGATGTCGATATCATAAATTTAGAAAATAAATGCACTCTTCAAAAAGAAAAAGTATATTATTTGGAAAACAGTGTGAAACTTATTTCAAATAAAATATGGAATATCAGAGCAGCACTTGATTGGATTAAATTCACTCAAGGAATATGATATGGTAAAAATTACAGAATTGAATTCTGTTTATCTCAAAATAGATTGCGAAAAGTCTATTGCAAAGGAATTGAGTTCATATTTTACTTTTCGAGTTCCTAATTTTCAGTATACACCCGCATACAAAAATAGAATATGGGATGGTAAAATAAGATTGTTTAATTTAATAAACGGATATTTATATCGCGGTTTATTAGACCACCTATTCTTGTTTCTCAAAGAAAGAAATTATCCTTTAGAGTATTATCCCCGATATTCTACCGAAATTCCAAATAAAAAAATTATATCTGATTTTATAGAATCCTTAATATTATTTTCTAATAAAAAACAAATATTTTTACATCCACACCAAACAGATGCGATCATAGAGAGCATAGAAAAAAAAAGATTGTTATTAGTTTCTCCTACTGGGAGTGGTAAATCTCTGATAATATATTGTCTACTTCTATATTATCTTCAGACAATACCTACAGATAAAAATATACTCATAATTGTTCCCACAACCGGTTTAGTAGCACAAATGCTTCACGATTTCAAAGATTATTCTAATGGAAAAATAGAATCTGATTGTCACGTAATATATTCTGGACAATCTAAATCAACAAATAAAAGAATAGTAATCTCTACTTGGCAAAGTATCTATAAAGAACCTAAAGAGTTTTTTGACCATTTCCAAGTCGTTATAGGAGATGAATGTCATTTATTCAAAGCAAAATCTCTGAGTACGATAATGACCAAGTTAGAAAACTGTCCCTATAGAATAGGAACCACAGGAACATTAGACGGAACAGATATTCACAAATTAGTAATAGAAGGATTGTTTGGTAAAGTTTTTTCTGTTACTTCTACGAAAGATCTTATAGATAAAAATTTACTTTCTAAATTAGAAATAGAGTGTTTAATATTACAATATCCCATAAAAGAGATCAAAAGTATAAAAAAGGCTAAATATCAAGAAGAAATAGATTGGTTAGTTTCTTCTAAATTGCGTAATGATTTTATTCAGAAATTAGCATCTACTGTAAAAGGAAACACTTTGGTTTTATTTAATTATGTAGAAAAACATGGTATTCCTTTGTTTGAGAATTTAAAATTAAATTGTGAAAAACAAGTCTTTATAATCTGTGGAAAAACTCCAGCAGAAGAAAGAGAACAAATACGACAATTGATTAATAAAAATGAAAATTGTCTCCTTATTGCGTCTTATGGAACGTGTTCTACTGGAATTAATATCAAGAACATAAAAAATATCATTTTTACTAGTCCATCTAAATCTGTTATCAGAGTATTACAATCTATTGGAAGAGGTTTACGCAAAGCCATAGACAAAACAAAAGTCACAGTGTATGATATTGGTGATGATTTACATTGGAAACGATATCGTAATCATGCACTTCGTCATCTAGACGAACGAATACTTATATA